CGATCTCTTCTTTGACCAAATGGATGCGCTGGTGGTTGAGGTGGACCCGCGTCATGGCCTTACGGCGGAGCGCCGCGTTGACACGGGCGATGCGCACCAGGTTAGCCAAACGACGATCTGTTTCTGCCACGCCCCGCATCATTCACCACCGATCTGAACAAAGTCTGCTTCATCGGCAGAGATCCCGTCGGGGGCATGCGCAACATAAAGCGCAGCGCCAAGCGGCCCAGTTTCAGGCTCAAAGAAGGTAAAGGGTTGATCCCAGCTCACCGCCCAAAGGGACGCTTTCACATCGCGGGACTTGCCGGTGATCAGACTTTCCAAACGGATGTTTTCAGGCTCGCCCAGGGCGTCCATATTCCAGAGGTTGCAATCCACCAGATCCAGCAAGCGTGTGCCGATATTCATGGCTGCAACATCACGGGCCACGCCCAAGAGGTCTTTGGTTACGATAAACGCCGCCATAGATGCCGCGAACGTCGACGCATCACCGGCCAGCTCGCCGGATTTCTTCACCCCCATCAGCGACACCAAAACGCCAGGCGCACGCAAGCTTGCTCGCTTCAGCTCTTCTAGGTCAAACCGGCCTTCGATTTCCCGGCAGTCTTTGAGATCCGGCAAAACCGCATCGATCTCTTTGTGCACAGCAGCGCGCAAATCGGTCAGGAGAGTGGCCGTCATTGCACCAACCTCCCCAGCCAATCCTGTGCCAGGTTTTTGAGGTCGCCTTCGTCCTGGTCAGACACGCCCAGGAACGGGCGCGCCGGAACACCGCTTCCGATGTCAACGCCACCAAAATGATGATGCGCGGCGTAGACCAGATTTGACCCAACTTCGACTTGGCCCGCGCTGGTCAGGCTGGCGATACTGCCCATAAGGTCACCTTCCCCAAGCAACAGCGAATGGTGCGGTTTACGGGTGGCGGCGTAGTCATCTGACCATGCAGGCCAATCGGCACCGTCAGGCGCTTCTTTTGTCTCAAAGCGTTCACGGGTGGAGCTTTCCAGAACCGCCCCGGCATCATCCGCGAACTCAGCCAGGCGCGCGCCTTCCAGGCGAGCCACTGCTTTGATCGCTTGATCCAGGCCGATGGTGGTCAATTGTGCGGTGACGCCTGCCATGTCACAGCCCCTTCATTTTTTCGCGGGTGAACTCACGTTCCGGCCCACCGGACACAATCGGGCGCGGGCCGTTGGAAATGGTTGTGGCATCGTCTGGGTTGTCGCTGTCTGGCGCGGGCAAATCCAAAATCGCCTTGCCGCTGGCGATCAGCTTTAGATGCCCAATCGCATCGTCATAACGGGTGCGGTGCTCTTCGCTGACCAGGTCTGCCGTGTTGGCCAGACGATAGAGAGCGATGTCGACACAAAACTGATTCAGCAGCGTCGGAACCGCAGGCAGCGGCAACGGATATCGCGCGCCAATGTGGGAATTGATCTCGCTGGTGGCAAACTCCAAGGCGCGACTGATCGCGGCGGCATCAACGTTGCCGTCTCCGTCATGGTCCGCAACCACCAAAGCGTCTTCGGTGTAGAGCGTCACAATGTCTGCTTGCGTGGCGTAGGAAGTCATCAGGCACCAGGTAAGAAAGGGGTGACAGGCCAAGGCCCGTCACCAGTTGTTCAGGGCGGCGGGAGAACCCGCCGCAGGCAAAAATCAGTTGTTCTCTTCTGGGGGTTCAAAGCCATTTGCCTTGATCGCCTCCCAGGCGGCGTCCCGATCAGATGCCGTGATTTTGTCAAACTCTTCGCCCAGGCGCTCTTTGAGAGCGTCCACTTTGGGCTTGCCGTCCTGACCAAAATCAGCCGGTGCAAGAGTGGAGATCACATCAGCAATCCGGGCATGCAGCTCGGTTGGCGGATTGGCCGCTTCAATTTCCGCGTCCGTCGCTTCCGAGATCCGCAGCATCTTTTCGCCGCCCAAGATCTTCCACTGCTTTTCAGTGAAATCGTCGTGGCTCACGAATTTACCTTCAGGCGGAAAGTGCGTGCCACAACGCCAAAAACCGGTTGGGCCAACACCGCAAATCTTGATAGTCTTCATCGCAGCGCCCTCCCTTACGCGGCCCAGTCGGTGTCAAGCACCTCAACCGCGTCATAGTTGGAGTTTGAAGCACCGCCCTCACCCAGCATCACCTTGACGGTTTTGTTGGCGTGGGAGCGCAGCTTCGGACCAACCACCAGCATGCTCGGCTTAATACCCAGCGGGCGGCCATTTTCGTCTTTCAGGCTGCGCATTTGTTCGATGGCTGCATCCAAGCTGTCACCGTTCAAGGCGACATTGGACGCGTAAGCCATTTGCCACAGGCCAAAGCCCACGTTGCAGCGGCTGTCCACACCGTAAAGGAACTCTTTGTTGGTGAAGACATGATCAGACTGCGTCGGATTGGTCAGCGAGATAAACTGAGGCTTTTTGCGTTCCTGGAAGACCAGAGGCTTCAATGGACGAGTTGTGTCCAGCAGATACCACCACGGGTTTTCCGCAGCGCCGCTGCCATCCATGTTGGACACGGTGATGGCCGCGCCATCTTTGTCAAACGACGGGTGATCCGTATCGAAGAAATACTGGCTATCAAAACAGGTGGTTTCGCGGCCCTTGGCCAGCAGACCAAAGGTCAGATCGTCAGGTTGTTGACCGGCGCTCATGCCCATTTCCTGGAACAGTGGCGCATAGATCCCCAGGTTGTCGTCTTCGATATCGTTGCGATCCACGCCTACGGTGGCTTCAAAGTCCTTGTTGGCGATGGAATAGCCATGCGCCGCCATGTCTTTGACCACACGTGTGCCAACCCATTCACGCATCTTGGGGAATTTGCCTAGCCAGCCGTAGGTCTCGGAGCTGGACGTGGACTTGATCACGGTTGCCACTTTCTCAAAATCCGAACTTGGGCGGGTTTTGGTGAAGGCATCCTGGAAGTGCTTTTTGAAACCGACCTGAAGCGCGGTCAGATTTGCAGGGGTGGTCATCATGGCGCGTTACTCCTGTGCGCTGTCCGCTTTGGAAGCGGCAAATTCTTCGGGGGTGAGGTCAAGCGCGGAGCAAGCCGCCAGTTCTTCAGCGGTCAGGCTGGCCGCGCCGTCTTTGCCTGGCGTATCGCCCAGCTCTTCGGCCTTTGCGATCACGGGCGCGCCTTCGATCATCGTTTTGAAGGCTTCCAAACCACCTTCAGAGCGGCAGGCGGCAATGTGATAGTCCCGCGTTGCCGGGGTGATCTTGCCAGCGGTGACCGCAGCACCAACCACCGTTTCGATTTCCGCATCCTTGCGCTCTGCTTCCTGCGTCTCATAATCCTGGACGCGGTTCATTGCGGTGTCATAGTCCGCACGCGGTACAAACTTTGTGAGGTCAGGCTGATCCGCGCGGTTGCGGGCTTCCGCCTCATCCGCCTTCAGCTTGTTGATCGCGCCAACGGCATCTTGGGCCGTCGCGTCAGAGTTCAGCCCAAGGGCTTCCAGGACGGTTTTGTCCATTTCGGTCTCCTGAATTTGCCCCGCTTGATTGAGGGCGACTAGGTCTAGGTTTGGATTGTTGGTCAGCCCTGCCGACACCATGCGGGTCACAGATCCTGTCTTGCGTCCGTAAATGAACACCGGCGACAGGTAGCCATAGGCGCGAGAGGCAACCAAATCGCGGCCCGTCTCGTTCCATTCCACCTTTCCCCACAGCCCAGTAGCCCGCACCTCAAGATCAATGATCCACCCCACTGCCGGTGCCACTTCGCCAGCAGCGCCTTTCACTTGGGTTGAGTGCTCGATGTCGATAGGCAAGCGCAGGCCGCGCTTCTGGAAGGTTTCAATGATTGCGGGCGCATCGTTCATGGTCCAGGTGCGTCCATCAACACCCCGGATAGTTTCGCCCGCAGGCATGAGCTGCACCCATTCTGGCGCTCCGACTTCCTGGGAGAAGTTCAGAGCCAATGGGTCGCAAAAGATGTTCAGGTGCTTGTCCATGATCAGACATTCGCACAGGCAAATCCCCCGATGACGCCTGACAGGTGTCGGGGGGAGCTATTCAATTGCAGTTTTGGGAAACCAAGTTGGCCGCTCAGAGCGCCGCTGAGAGCCTTAGGCGATTTTAGGCTACGCCGCACCGAAAATTCTCGCAAGGGCGTTTCTAGGGTATTAAATGGGGGTTAAATGGGGCGCTTTCTTCGCGCCGCCCCCCTGCAAATCCCAGTTTAACCGCCACCACCCCCGTTTTGCGTCCTTCTCGCCAGGGCACGAGGTTGAATTCTGCGCCTTCAACGGCTATGTTCTGTTTGCGCCTGAGCCAATTTTCCCGTCTAACCGGCCCAGAGCCGTGGGGGATGTGACGTCCCCCCAGGCGCATACCTCACCTCAACCTGCGCATTTAACGACGTCATTAGCTCGCCATCCCCGACTATTAAAAGATAGGCTTCTGCTATGTACTTTTCGGTTTCTGCGAATGCCTCTATAAGCATGCTTTGATTT